ATGTGGAAGATCTTGCAATGGGTGAAGGAAACAGCGAGGACATCGAAGTTACTTTCACACCTCAAAACTACACCGTTGGTGTGACTCAGGGTAGATTCCAGTACTATGATGAACAGGAAATGAAAGACCCGATGGTTGTTGATGCTGGTCTTTATGGTCTTGCTACCCGCATGACAAATGACTTTACAAGAAAGGCTATCGCAGAGTTTGGTAAGGCTACTCTTACTCTTGATGCTTCTGCTACTGGTCTTACTTTTGATGCCGTTGTTGATGCTATTGCCAAACTTGGCGTTGAAGATGAGAAGGGTTACTTCTTACTTATCAATGTTGCTGATAAGGCGGCTGTGAGAAAAGCTCTTGGTGATGACCTTAAGTACGTTGAGGATTTCGCTAGAACTGGTTATATCGGTTCTGTTTGCGGTGTTCCTGTAATCGTTTCTAAGGCTGTTCCCGCTAAGACTGCTTTCCTTGCAAACAACGAAGCTGTTACTCTGTTCATTAAGAAAGGTTCTGAAATTGAGCAGGAAAGAGACGCCAACGTTCGTAATAACAAAGTATTCGCTCGTAAGGTTGCTCTCGTTGCTCTTACTGATGCTACTAAGGTTGTAAAGATTACTACAGCAAAATGATGAAATAAACTAATAAAGGAGTCTAATTATGTTAGAAAAAATTAAAATGTTATTAGGGATTGCAGAGGAAGATGAAGGGAAGGATGATTTAATTAATCTCTTAATCAGCCTTTGTAAAGACGAGGCTGTAGATTTCTGCAACCTCCCTGAATATGATTCTAAATTAGATTCCGCAGTAATTAGTATGGTTATCGAACGATACAATGCCAGAGGGACTGAGGGTTTATCCTCAGTCTCTGGTTCTGGCGTTAATGAACATTATAAAGACGGATATAGTTCTAAAAATAGAAAGATTAGGTGTATATAATATGGTAATGCGGGATAAACTTATTGTAAAAACTCAACAGTATGAGTCAGACGGCAGTGGTGGCCGCATCCGCATTGGAGAACCCCAAATTAGAGAGATTGAATGTAATGCTTCTTTAAATGCTGACCCAGAGATTGCTGGACAGTATGGGGTTAATGGAGAACAAGTTCTTATTGTTTTCTCTTGGGAAGAACTTCAAAAGGGAACTAAATATATATTTAGAGATAAGAGCTATGCTGTGAGATTTTCGGCTCCGCGTTGCCGCATGGTGTACTCTATACTAGTTGAAGAGAAGGAGTAACAACACATGTATACAATTGATGAAAATAACACAATCACGATTGTAAAGAAGGATACCGCCTATTTTTCTATTTCTCTTGATAATTATGAATTAATGGATGGCGATATTCTTACTTTTACTGTTGCGAAAGAGAAAGAATCACAGAACCCTCTTGTACAAAAGAAAATTACAGAATTTGATGAAGGCTTGGCGGTAATTTTCTTAGATACAGATGATACAAATCTTGATAAGGGTTCTTATTATTATGATATACAATTAAATACTCACGATGGTTTAGTTGACACTATTGTGGGTCCAGCCAAGTTTAAAATAATTGAGGGGGTAACATATTAATGGCAAATGAGAGTATTAAAGCAACGCTTTCTACGTTAAAGCATATTACCCCAACACAAGCGGAAGATAATGGTAAAGAAATTGCTTATGTCCGTATTGTAGGTGATGGTCTTAGCGCGTATGAAGTTGCTAAGAAAAATGGTTATGAAGGAACCGCTACTGAGTGGTTAGCTTCGTTAAAGGGTGAACCTGGTGAGGAAGGTCCAAAGGGAGATCCTGGCGAGCCTGGTCCTGAAGGTAAACCGGGTCAGACTGGTCCACAAGGTCAGAAAGGTGATCCTTTTACTTATAGCGATTTCACGCCTGAACAGCTTGCGGCGTTAGTTGGGCCTCAAGGTCCACAAGGACCTCAAGGTGAGAAAGGTGATAAGGGCGATCCTGGTCCTCAGGGCGCTCGTGGTGAAAAGGGTGCAACTGGTGAACAGGGCGTTCAAGGTATCCAGGGTATTCAAGGTGAAAAAGGTTAGAAGGGTGATACCGGTGCAACTGGTCCACAAGGAGAACAGGGCGTTCAAGGTATCCAAGGTCCGCAGGGCGAAAAGGGTGATCCGTTTACTTATGCAGACTTTACCGCAGAACAGCTTGCCGCTTTAACTGGTCCGCAGGGGCCACAGGGAGAACGAGGTCCGCAGGGACCGCAAGGTGAAACTGGACCAAAGGGTGCCGATGGAACCATGACTTTTGAAGATTTAACTCCTGAACAAAAAGCAGGATTAAAGGGCGATAAAGGTGATAAGGGCGATACTGGAGATACAGGACCTCAAGGACCGAAGGGAGATACAGGTAATAATGGTTTTTCACCTTCTGTTGTTGTAACCCAAACAAGTAATGGTTACCATTTAGCAATAACTGATGTAGTTGGTACTACTGAAGTTGATTTAACAAATGGACAAGATGGTGCGACAGGTGCAACCGGACCTCAGGGAGAACAAGGCCCGAAAGGTTAGACTGGAGCAACTGGTAACGATGGTCATTCACCAGTGGTAACCGCATCAAAAGTTGGAACTGTTACTACTATCTCTGTTGATGGAACAGCTATTGCAACTATTAATGATGGAGCGCAAGGTGTCCAAGGTGAAACTGGTCCACAAGGGCCTAAAGGGGACACTGGTGCTGCTTTTACTTATGAGGATTTCACTCCCGCCCAATTAGAAGCGTTAACAGGCCCGCAAGGACCGAAGGGTGATACAGGAGAACAAGGTCCCGCAGGAACAAATGGAACTAACGGCACTAATGGTACAGATGGTATTACTCCTACTGTAACAGTCACCACAATCACTGGTGGACATAATGTTGCTTTTGATTATGGGACTGGTGATGCCAGAAATACTGATTTTGATGTAATGGACGGCGAAGGCGGTTCTGGTGGTGGATCATATACAGCTGGTACTGGAATTGATATTACAAATGGCGTAATTTCAGTTTCATTTCCTATTGCTGAGGAAGGAGAGTTTTAATGAGTGAAAATAAATATATAATTGATAAAGACTCTCTGACTGGGATTGCTGATGCTGTGAGAGATAAATTAGGCCCTGGAGAAGCGATCACAGATGATGATGCTGGATATTATGAAGGTGAAGGTTTAATTGCTAAATTTAATTTAGGAAATAAACCTTCGAAAAAATCGACCTCAATGAAAAAAATAGAGAACGATCATAATAATAACAATGATCTTTCTCTAAAAATGCCACAACAAAATATAGGAGTTATATCATTATCTCAAGGAAAGGTTGAAAAAAAGAAAAAAGATAAAGACAAAAGTATAATTAAGCAAGCAAATAATACTTTTTATAATTTTAATTTAAATGTGATTCAGAATAATAATAACGCGAATAGTATACTAAATACTAATACTCTAGGAACTGGTTATAAAGGAAGTAATACTAGTAATAATTTTGCAACTTTATTAAATCTCTTCCATATGGATTTAATCTCATTAAATAATAATATATAAATGCAGAAGTTGAGTAATGAACTTGGAAATGAGAAACAAAATCCCTTTCTTCATTTTCTTCAGACTCTTCCAAATTTTCTAATTCTTTTCTGTATTCA